TGGACATAAACACCTAAGTGTTCTGCACCCGTTGCCTTTTGAATTTCACGAGCAATGTCGTTTGCTAATTCTTCTTGCAACGTACCTCGCATAGCACACCATTGTGCAATACGTGTATACTTACTTAAACCAATCAATTTATCTGCGGCAATAATACCTATGTATGCAACACCTCTAACAATCTGATGATGATGTGAACACATACTTGTAAGTTCACTACGTACTACTAGCATACCTTCATAACGTGATGCACTATCATTAGGAAATGCAGTTGCGGCTGGAATAGGTTCATAACGTCCTGCCATTAGTTCTTTGATATACATCTTAGCAAGACGTTTACCAGTTCCCATACTGTTAGGATCGTTATGCCTATCAATTACAAGTGCATCAAGTACACTTTCAAATGCTACAGTCGCTTCTTCAATTAGTGCGTCAGTATCACCTTCTTGTAATACCTCACTAATGTTATCGCCTGCCCAATGACGAATGTTTGCGTCTTGCAAACGGGCTTTGATCTGGTCACTTTTACTCATTTATTTCTCCGATGTTAAGGCAGTGGATTGCCAAATTTATATATATTATATACTTTATTTAGGTCTTTGTCAATGACTTTAAGCACCAAAATGTTTATCTAACATTTCAAGTCTGTCATGTGCAGTAGCCATTTTATCTAATTCTTTTTGAATAGTTTCGATAATATCACTATGCTCGCCAATTCCAACTACCTGTTGCATATAAACCTCTATGTTAGCCTTATGCAATTCAATCTCCGCTTCTGCGTGTTTCCTTGCCGCATTTACCATAATTTGTTTCAACATAAAATTCCTTTCTAAAATTGTGACGGCAAATATTCTGTAGCAATCATCTTATGAATCATTTCATTAAAATGCTCGCCATCTACAGTATGGTTGCCTACGTTGATGTCTTTTTGTTGAAGAAACCAATCTTCAACGGTCGTCTTTGCTACTTGGATATAATTGAAATCAAAAAATTCTTTATTCATTTCTTTTGGTATCCATGTCCAACTGTTTAGTCCAAACAGTTTTACTTTCGCACCGTTATTACGGCACAACTCTTGTATAATATATATCTCCTTAAACCACTCACGTTGTGCTTTAAGGCTCATAACTTCCATCCATGTTTTTACAGTCATGTAAGATTCTGATCTAAGATCAGGCTTTGCTAATTTAAAGTCTGGATCGTACATTGTTTTAAAAGGTACTTCTTTTTGAAAGTCCATTGGCCAAACTTGCATTGGTATGTCATTAACACTACCGTCATTTGTTTGATTAGCAGGATACCAACAGTCAATACGTCCTTTTGTAAGTTCTTTAACATACGTTGCATCTAGTGGTACAATGTTTTCGTAGTGTGTAGGAAACTGAATACTTAACCTAAAACGATTCCAGTAAGTCATTTGTACAACAACTTCTTTAATATCATCGTATGTTTTAAATAAATGACTTAACCATTCTGAATAAGTCCACCAACCGTTTTGCGGATTAGCAAATATAACACCGTCAGCATCTTTACTATTAATATAATGTTCAGCCCAGTTGTTATTATTCCACTTACCACTATAAGGCCAGTGTTCTTGTGTCATATCTTCTTTTGCTTCGGGCATATCATCAACATGATATCCACTTGTATGACTACAACCTATAGCGGCAATTCTCATGAATAAAATCTCTCTCGCATTGCTAAGTCTTCATCTTTATTATAACTTTGTTTTGTAGGAAGAACACCGCGAACACCACCTTGTGGATCGTCCATGTCTCCGTCACGTCTAAAAATTAAATGTACATGCGGATACATACAAGTTTGTCCTGCACTCTTTCCCATATTAATTCCCATGTTGTAACCTGTAATATCAGTTCTTTCACTTACAACATTTTCGTAACCCATAGTAACACCGTAGTTAAAACATTTCATAATAGCTTCGTGTGTGTTCTCACGTGGTACAATAAGTGTATGTCCTTCAGTAACAGGGTACTTGTCTTTATACACAACAAAATCTCTTGTACTAATCTCAACATCACTCCAAGGTGCTCTACCATCTGCTTGGGCTTGTTCTAAAGTATCAATTTTCATTTTACACTCCAATCACTTTTATTTTCAATAGCATATCTGCAACCATGAATATAGTCTTTATCTTCATCTTGCATAGCACTCCAAAACTTTGTTATCGTTTTAATGTGTTCTTCTACAACTGCTGGACGTTTAAGGTGATAGTTTTCTTCCATCCAACCTTGTAAGATATCCATACGTTGTTTAATTTTACGCTCGGTAGCATATTTTAAATTATATTCAGTCATTTAATTTTGGTAACCTTTTAATTAGCTTACGTGGTCTTAGCTTTAGAGCTCTATTCATTAAGTTAATTATACCACCTTTTTTAAAGTTTGTCAAGAATCTCTTACGATCTAATTCATCAATTAGTTCTTTTGTAAGTATACATTCCTCTAGACCGATCTTATTTGTCAAGTTAGGCGTTGTAAACTTAATGTAGCATAACGGGTCACCACGCTTAATAGACAGCTTAGAGCGTGTATTAGCGAATATAAAGCCCCAACTAATAGTTCTTATCCACTTGTGTATATTAAAAGAACCACCAACAACTTCTCCTGGGAACTTTTCGTTATGCATAAATGGTGGTAGTATTTCCATTAAGCACGGTTCGTCTGCAACAAACAAATAGTTTAAATTAAATTGGAACAATGGCTTTTTAACATCGTGCATATCTTCTTTAGGGTGTATAGTAAACAAGTTTTGTAATTGCTGTTCATCGACTTCATTGCTAGTAACAACTACTATTCCGTCTTTAACTTCTGCATCAAACGACACAGGCGACTTCAATAGAAACAGGTTATTGTAAAATCCTTGGTATGAAGGACAATCAATAATACCACGTTTGCTATAATTCTTGTTAACTACTTTTGGTGTTTTAAAACGTTCTGGTTCAATAACTAATAAGTCAGGGATTGCTCCAGCCCAACACCAACCTAAATTAGTCGTCATATTGTCCTACGTTTTCCCATGGATACACTAACCAAACATCTTCTTCAGCTTTGTTTAATGCATGACATGAATAAGTTACTCCGCCAAAGTTACTTGCTTCATTCTCTGTAAGTGTAGCAAACCTAACATTGCCTCCCCACACTCTGTGCCATTTATCATTACCTGGGTGGCAACCTGATTCCCAGTCTTCTGTAATCCACTGGAACGTTGCACCTGTATCGTTAATGTCATCTACAATTAAAATCTTTTTGGCTGTTGGACTACCTGAAGCAATTTTTCCATCTAGTACTCCGTATGCATCTTCTGCCATCCATGCCGCACTATCATTGAAGCTACCTGCTTCACCGTCACGTAAACTTACTTTAAGTGCTTCACAACGGATACCTGTCATGTTACTAATAATAGTAGCAGGGATATTTCCGCCTCTAGTAATGCCTACAATGTAATCAGGCGTCCAATTATCTGCGTACATCTGGTTTACAATTTGTGTACACATTTGTTCTACGTCTGTCCAACTGTAATAATGTTTCTTAATCATTTATCTTTTCTCCAAGGGTATGTTTCTTTCATTGCTAATCTTAATGGTCCTTCAGTATGTATTACAGGATCAAAAGGTACAAATTTAATGGTTGGTGTAAATCTGTGAAAATCTTTAAAAGGCGTAGCAGTATGTAATATATTACTTTTGAAAATAATCATACGCCCTGGTATTGGTGGAATAGCAATAATTTCTGGGTATTCTGTACCTGTAGTATTGTATTCATGTCTAAGGTTAGTAATGAACTTTGTTTCACCACCTTGGTTAATATCCCAGCTATTGTTTGCATAGAACATAAATGTCCATGCATTATCGCTTTCATCGTCTACATGATAGTTTGCAAGTTCACGTGGTGCAAAAATATTAGCATGAGATCTTTTTAATACTGATTTATGTACAACTGGTACATATTCTTCTAAGAACTGCCAAAGGCTATTAAATGTTTTAGTACCTGTGTAATCACCAGTACTCATTCCTGTTGGGGGTAAATCAACATCGTCAACTTCGCCATACAGGTAACTCCAACTAGCAACTTCAGTTACTAGTTCATTTAGTTCAGGTGGCGTAAATACTTCATCGTATACTTTAATATCGCCATCTAAGTATTCTGTAATCTTAGGCTTCTGCATCTTTTAAGTATTCCTTATTGTCAATCCATTTACCATTTTTAACAAAGCCCCAGCTTTGTGCTTTCTTACCCATAAAGAATATGCTCCAACAAGGAATGTTATTCCCTTCAGAGTCTTTTGCAAGTTCTAACCAATGTAAGTCTTTTGCAGTTCTAAAACGTATATGTCCAGGTCCACGCCAAAACTTACCTTGTGGTGTATGTTCCCAATACCCACCTTTTAAAATAATAGCACCCCAACTCCATGGATGATCATGTAGTGTAGGTTCATCACTTACTAAAACTTTGTGTAGTGTAATGTTAAAAGGAAAGTTTTTACGTTCTTTTAAAAACAAATAGTAACGGACAAGATATGGTATCTTTCCATCTCTGCTTGTAATTACTCTACGTCTGCCGAGTATGTCCATTATGTTAGAAAGGAAGTTCATCATCTAATTCACCTGCTTCTTTTTTACCTTTGTAATCCTGCTTAACTAAATCATACATAGTTTTAAAGTTTTGCCAAACTATTTTTAGTGCTGGATATTCTTTACACATTTCATTTATTTCATCTTCATCTAATGTATTTAGGTCAAACGTGTGATCACCTACATCAAATGTATATGCACCACCAGTAATTCCGCCTACTGTTGAACCTGGTACAGAAACTGTACTAGTAGCGGTGCTAGTGTCCATAGTAAATGTAACATCACTCATTGTATTAGAAAAGTCAAGACCGCCACCTAGTGACGACTCACTACCGTCTAAAGTAATTGTATAACCGCTATCGCTCTCATCACCCATTAGTAACTCCTTTATATAAAGCACGACCGTCAAAGAACTCTGTCTTTAATTTTTGTGTCTGAGTTAATAGTGCTGGCAAATAGAATTCGTAATTTTCTACATAGTCAACTAACTGTGCAACTACTTTATCTTTATTAATTTTATAGCTTTCAAAAGACTCAGTCCATTCACTTGGATATTTAAAGTCTTCTGTTGCCATTTCACTATAGCTCAATCTGTCTGGCATCATTGGAAGTGCATTTACTAAAGCACCTTCATACCAACTAATACCTAATGTTTCTTGTAGGTTAGCACTAAACACAACCTTTGCTTCACCTAGTAAGTTATGATATTCGTTTTTACTTAATGTTTGCTCTTGACATACAACGAATTCAAACTGTGGTAATTCTTCTTTTAAATCTCTAAAAATTTCAACTTGTTTCTCAGGAGCAACTCTATGCGGAAATAAAATTAAGTTTCTCTTTTCCATTCCTTTATAGCTATCTAAACTATTAGCCAAGTACTCCATAGGCCAGCCAACTCTGTGATTCTTGTTTGGATCCATACGTAAACTTTTTGCAAATAGATCAATATGAAATTGTGTAGCAAAATAGTTATCATCATAACATTCATACATACTACGTTCTGCATGTCTAACCCAAGGTTTGTCACCTATTAAGCGACCCAGGAAATCATGAGGATCATAAGAACCAGCATGCCATAAACCACCAATTCTGATGCTGACCCCAAGTAGTTCCGCCATATAACGAAGTTGTATAACAGTCGGGTTCCAAGCGTCCGTATAAAGGAAATAATCCCCATCTTTAATTTCTCCATTCGCAAACAGTCTACTAATTTCTAACATCTGTTGTGACTTGTAGTTATTAGTACCTGCAAAGTTAAGAAATGCCCCAGGCGTTGTAGCCTGAGGCACCTCTCCTCCACTAATGACAGTAACATTGGCATTAGTTGCACGTTGTAATTGCTTTGGAAGATATTCTTTCCACTGCTTTGTGTAGCGTGTATCTACTGCTTCAATGTCTACTATATATGTTGTCATTAGTTATTCTTCCTACCTTTAGCAAAGTTACCTTTGCCTTTGTTGTTACGATTCTTCCTTAGTTTGGAAGGATCTAAAAAGAATTGCCATGTACGGCTATTCTTGTTGTACAAATCTTTTTCATCGAACTTAAAACCGTAGTTACGACAAAAAACACGGAACTTATCCAGATCGTCAAAAATGCTGACAACCTCGGGCTTCTCTTCCCAGTACGACATTGCTTTACTCCTTTAGCTCTTAGCATACTCAATGTGGGCACCGTTCTCTCCATCTTCGGAGACATCGATGTGGACTTCACGTCCAGGATATTTGTCAATAATCTTCTCATAAAGATCATCTGACATCATTTCACAACTTTTGTAATCTACATTTAATTCACCTTCATATAGTTTTACTAACCAACGTTTAAATTGAATAAACTCAATATCTCTGTCATTATGTGTTACAGTGATACCGACTTTAAAGTGAAATATGTGTCTGTGTGGATAACCCAAAAAACTAACATCATACTCATCACCTGTTGCAAGACTAGGATCATCTAGTGCCGCAGGATACTTGTGGGTACCTTCTTTAGTAAAGGTTACCCAAATCATTCGCTTTGCATTTTGCATTGCGTCTTTCTTTGCCTGTTCCATATCTTCTTCTCTCATTCTACGCCCCATATAGTCGTAATAGCGTTCTTGTTGCATTAATTATACTACCTTTAATCATCATTGTCAACCGGATTATCATCGCCATAAGCTCTCCAATCCGTAAACTTGTTTCGTTGTAATAGCGGGTGAACATTGTGTACCCATACACCCGGATTAGAATGATCAAAGTCTGCATCATCAATCTTAATACAAGCATTGTAGTTAAGTTGATTTACGTATGGCAGTTTAACACTAATCATACTAATAAAGTTATGATTTTCATTAAACCCACTTTCAAGTATCCATTCATGATACTTTACATCATAGTCTAATGTAACCAAATATTTCTTATTAAGTAGGCCTTGTACAAGATCTTCCCAACTATCTTTTGGAACAAAACTGTGATTAGCACCTAAGTAAATGTGTTCGACTGTGTGTTCTTTTGCTTGTGCAAGAACACCATCTAATGGTTGACATCCTGTTACAAACAATGTGTGCAATCCTTCAGCAGGTGTCTTTTCTACTTCGTAACCTGTAAAGTAAATTACATCATCTTTTACGCCATCAGCATAATCACGTTTCATTTTTTAAGCCTATCAATTTGATCTTTTATCATTAGTTTTGTTTTCTTTAGAGATACTAATAATGCTTTGTGTCCAAAGTCTCTTTGAGCTGAACGCTCTTTTTCTAACTCGTCAACTTTGTTAGAATAAAATTTATGATCTTTTGCCAATTTTTTTATATTTTTGCTTTGCTTCATATGTTATTATAACACTATAATGACTCATCGTCAAGTGCTTTTCCTCCTAAGTTTCCATTAAATGCGATTGATATTCGAGTATCCTCACTCAAATTGTCACCAACGCTATGATTGATCCACCCCGGAAAACACACTAAGTCGCCTTCTTTTGGCATTACTGTATATCGTGTTCCGTTAAATTGAGTAGGATTTTTTATTAGTTTATATGGTAGTGCATAGTCCATTAGTCCGTGTGGACTAGAAAGAACAAGATTACCACTGTCTGTCGCCGTCTGTACGTAGTATACAGCTGACATAATATGTCCTGGGTGCATATGCATATCGTTTGTATTAGATCTACGTGTATTAGGCTTATTAACGTTAATCCAAGCCTGTGTTACTTCTATACGACAGTTGTCAACAAGCCCTAGCATTTCTGCTTGTGTATCAAACATTGCTTGTACACGAGCTACTAGAGGTTGTAGTAATATGTTATTAAGATCAAGATGTTCACTTTGCCAGTTACCATCTGTGCCTTCAGCGTTATAAATTCCGCTACAAAAGGCTTGCAACGTAGTGTTGCTCAGTTCGTTAGCATGTTCATACAAAAATGGCGTTGCAAAAAGCGATTCTGTATGCATTAATTAACTCCTATATATTCTCTTCTAAGTTATCTAACTTATCTTCTGATAGTTCAGGTTCATCATTAACTGTTGTACTTTCGTCAGCTACTTCAAATAAGTTACCAAAGTGTGTACTTGCATTAACAGTCTTTTTACCTGTTGCACCACGTGTTCCAATAATAGTCATAAAGAACTTAGAGTGTTGTTCGATAATTTTATTGGCTTCGTCTCTGTTGTCAGTTGCGAATATTGCATCCACAACATCTTTGAAAAATAACCTGTCGAAGCGTTCTTCCACAAGCATGTTTGGAATAACTCCATTGTCGTATTGTCTATTCGCTTCTTGAACTGCATTAATGTGACTCCATACATTATGACCCATCTGGATCGCATAAGAAAAACTATCCCACGATGTCTTTCCTTCTTTACCTATTTTATTTAAATCTCCAGGTGCATAAATTGTAACATCTTTGGCTTTTAAATCTTTTGTAATAGGCGAATCTTTAAAACTAGTATGTTTGCCTTCTCTAACAAATGCCTGACCAAACGGAGTAGTATCAGTTGCCAATGCTTTATCATCAATGCTTGGCACCATTCTATAAACCCATTTACTTCTATCACCTGTTTCAAGTTCACAATATATTTGACCGTTTGCTGTTGCTAAAAATGGAGAAGCACAATCAAATGTAATCATAAAATTGGGGTTGTGATATTTACGTACTGCACGTTGAATGTCAGTTAATAATGTAGCCCACTCTAGCTTAGATGTTCCTAAGAAGTGCATTACATCATGTATGCCTGTTTGTAGTAGGTTATCAAATCTCAATGCAACTAGACGTTTAAGAACCAAATGTACATCACACATGTTCTGTCCACCCATCGACCACCCATTAAAATGTGTGTCAGGATACTTAACAGGATCACAGTAATCTTTCATTTGCTGATACCAATCTTCTGCGTCAGCATGATTCTCGCCTTGTAATACATTTAAGAACTTACAGTTGCCATTACGATTCTTCATAAAGAAGTCATTGTTAATACGTGTAGCATTAACGGCATCTTGATAGTTATCAATACCTGTTGCTTTTGCACCTTCTGGAGAACGTGCTACCCAGGCAGGAATATCAAGTATCATACCATAGTCCATGTAAGCGTCCATCCAAGCAAGAACTTGTTCACGCTTCTTTTGTGCTTTAGGACAATTAGGATTCTTCCAATCGCCTTCCCACACACCTTTACCAATCTGGAAACCACCACTATCGCCAAGCATCCAAGAAGTGTTACGATCTCTGTTTCGTACCATATCTTCTTTAGGTGCATCTTTGTTAATGTCTAGTTCGGCATGTCCTGCGGAGTATAGTGACCATTTGTACTCAAACAACGACTTACTAGGATTAAGCCAATTCATGCTTTCAACACCATTAGTAAAGTGTTGAGGTATACGTTTATATTCTACGTACTCCTCACGTCTTTGTTTGCCTACGAATGTTGCGTAGAATCCACTAAGAGCTGGCAAGAATGTTGCGTAGTCCTTTTGTTCAGTTGTTAAGTCTGTATTCACTTATATGTCCGTCCTTACAATATGTTTCCTAAGGGCTCTAACAAGTTCTTCAATTTTGTCTACTACAGATATCATATCTTTGTCTGTAATATACTTTTGTTTTTCTCTCAACTTGTCATACTCCTTAAGAGGTATGGTTACTGTACTTTGTTCATTTTCAAATGTTTTGTCATCGTCATTAATATCAACACTTGTCATAAAGTCCTTATTTTGTTTGTGCTGGTAGAATATAGTCATACTGACCTAAACCACTGTCAACACTTAATGCCATTGCACCTTGATCACTAATCTTCATAGTTACTTTACCATCAAGATTTAAAATAGCTTGTACCTGTGCTACAGGCCAACTCCAAGCATGTTTCAATTCACTACCAACTGCGTGTTGGAATACAAATGAACCTGCGTGTTGCGAAGCATCACCAAAACTAAACACTAGGTTATCATTTTCAGTCTTAACTGTAAATGTAGTTTCTTCTGAATGTGCCGCACTTTGCAATTTCATTCTAGTAATTGAAGCCATTGTAGGTTCAATAGTTACGTCCCATGATGCACCTTTAAACTTTACAGTTTTAAGTTTTTCATCAATAATTGCTTTGTTCATAAAACGATAATCGTTTTCAAAGTCACCTGCTTCATTTTCAAAGTGCAAGTGTGTAGGAATAGTTTCGCCGTTACGATCCTGTTGTTCTACAGTAATCTTTGACTGCTTCTGATACTCAGGATTCTTTAAGTGTAGTGCTAACTTATCTAAGTTAGGCATACCAAAGGTTCCTTTAAATTCGTTTACTGCCGCCTTTGTTGTAGCAGTTAAGATAACACTTCTATCTTCTGCCATTGATTCGATTGTCGTTGCGGCATCTTCACCAGTAACTTTTACTAAAGTTAAGAATCCTAGTGAATGTGTATGAGCAACAACGTCTTGTAAGATATCTTTCATTTTAACATTTCTCCATTAGTTATATACATTATATTTAGGTTTTTCTGAAAAGTCAAGCTCTTTCTTGTCTTTTAAGAATTGTATTAGCTCAATTGTTGTTTTCCAACCCAAGCCTTGTAATACTGATATGTCAGCAACATTATCAGCTCTTTCATTGGGAGTATCCATTTTTAGTTGTGGATTCATTCCAAATTCTTTTAAAATACTTTTTAGTGATTGGCTTTTGCCAGTTCCGATATCAATAACTCCTCTTACATCTTCGTTTTTGATTAATGTAAGTATTGCACTTACAATATCGGCAACATGAATAAAGTCTCTTTTATGATTAGTTACGTGTGGTACGTCATTGCGTATAATTCGAGGTATTAACATGTTTGGCCTAAGTTCTGAGTTGTTACTGTATATAGTTGTAAATCTCATACCTAGACTTGAATGTGGTGCAATGCGTTCAACTGTGTGTTTGGTTAAAGCATACGGATTTCTATTAGGTTCTTTTGCAGTACTTGAACTAGCATATAATATTCTAGTATTTTTAAAATGGTCAAATAATCTTTTGGTTGCTAGTACATTGTGTTGAAAATACAAATCAGGTTCTTCTAAACTTCTTAGTATTCCGCTTTCGCCTGCAAGATGAATTACTAGATCAACTTCGAAGTCTAACGAACAGTCTAGTAAGTTATTACCGTCTTTTAAATCAATACCAATAACACGATGGTCTTTAGTTAGAGCATTATACAACTCTGTTCCAACCATACCTTTGTGTCCTGTTAGTAGTATTCTCACTTGGTTACTCCAAATGCTTTAAACGTTTGTTGTACACACTTTGCTTGATAATAACAGTCAGCGAGTGCATTGTGTAATTCTTCTTGTATTGCTTTACGTGGATCTGTAGGCATCATACTAAAGATAGTTCTACTATCTCTAATCTGCCAGAAGTTCCAAGGACAAGGTTTGTTAACATTTTTATATAAGTTCTGCAATATTGCATAGTCAAACAATGGACCTTGACACCATAGTTGATCAACACCTACACAGAATTTATTAATTGCTTTTGTAAGTTGATCCATATTAACACGATCTTCGTGATCACCAAACGCTTCGTCTTGAATGTTTTGATCTTGTTTAGTCCACCAAGCAAGAGTATTGTCATCAATACTTCTTCCTAACTTTTCACTTTGTTCTTCAATGTCACAACGTAAGTACAATCCACTATGAGGATCTTCATTAGTATACGGATCGAATTTGATAGCACCTAGAGTTATAATTACACTATCCGGCTCAACGCCTAGTGTTTCTAAATCTATCATTCCATGTACAGCCATATTATTCTCCGAAGTCAAACAACGAACTAAATGTATTGTTCTGTAATGTGCTTGAGATATCGTAGTTCAACACACCAATCAAGTTATCTAGTTTGTTGTCAATAATAGTTGATTCCATTGCGTCATCATCAAACGGTAGTTCTTTGAACCAGTCCGGAATACGGAGTTCGTCTGTTGGATACGCAACACTTGTATATCCTAATGGATTCTGTTTTAGTTTGCAAACAATAACTTTCATACCGTCTACAATCTCTTGTGAATACTTGTCGCCGTTCATACGTTTAAGTGTATTCCAATTGATACTTGCTCTTACATGTCCAGGCATAGTAGCTTTACCCATCTTTGCTTCTTTACGTTGATACTCGCCAATCTTGTTTGCACGTTTAGGCGAACCTTTTTCAAAGCCAGGGCGTAGCTTAAATGCAGTACGGAATTCTGTAATCTTCTCAAGTATCTCAGCTTCTGTTTTATCTGTAAGTACCATAAGCAATAGTTCACTTAAAAAGTCTTGCATAAACACAGGAGTGTCTGAACGTTTAAGATCAAGACCCATTGCTTTTACTTTACCTACTTTACCGTCGACGTCCATACGTTCGCCTTCGTTATCATAAATCAAAGCCGCATAACGTTTCTTTGTAATAAACAAGCCTGACTCTGCAACAATCTCTCTACCTGCCGCAATAACGTCCGACCTGCTTTTTGGACAATGAAATGCTTCCATCATAAACTTTGGAAATGTTTCATTTGCTTCTTCACAAATTTGATCATAAAGTTTAAGAACGTTTTCTTTACCCCAAGGAATAGTACCTTTGTCAATATCTTCTTTTAGTACAGGGTGGGCACTAAAGTAAACAGAATCTGTATCACCATAGATAATACTATCTCCTACGTGATCATAAGTGCCTGTAATAACTTTGTTTACTTCTGCACTCATGTGCTTTGCAATAGCTCTACCTGTTAGTGTAGTTGATTGTCCAATACGTGGATCAAAGAATCTACAACCAGGATTTAGAATAGCACCGTACAAACTGTTCAAGTTAATCTTTTTAACTAACTGCCTCTTATCCCAAAACGCTTGTTCAATTTTGTTGCCGGCATCAATAGCTTTACCTTTTTGCTTTTGCAATTCTTTACGTTCACTATACCAACGTTTAAGTAGTCCTGGAATAACTCCGTCAAACTCGTTAGTTAATATAGTTCCGTTAGCAGTTAGCATCCACGGCTTGTGCGAATCAAATATTAATTTGTATACTTCAGCACCACTAAGCATTTCACTTTCACCGTTTTCAAAGTCAACAGTAATACTAACGTCTTTCTTTTGTTCCATAACTGCTTCGTATTCAATAGTACCAAAGCGGCCTTCCCAAGCACCTGCAAACGACTTCTTTTGAAGCGTCATTGCATCTTCAACCATTGCGTTAGTTAAGTCTGGACGTAGTTGTCCAACAACTGTTGCTGGATCCATATTCAATGCACGAATAACACTAGGATACAGACTGTTCAAGTCCATACTACCAATCCACTTGTGTACACCTTTTTTAGGAAATGCAACATAGGCACCCGCGGCAGGATCACTACCTGGCTCACGTTTTACTCTGTTAGGAACTTGTAGCCCTCTGTGATGTGCTTCGTTAATAATAGCTTGTTCTGTAACTGCAACTGCACCCATAGTAGTTTGTAGTAAAACTGTGTTACTGTGTGCTAGTTCGTTACTAAGGTCAATAAACTTTAGTTTCTTATCTAGTTTGTCTAGTAGTGCAACGTCTTGTCTGTTGTATTCAATAAACGTTTTAAAGTCGTTGTTATAAAGTTGATCTAATGTACCTTCGTATACAGTCTTGTTTTCACCAACTTCTAGTTCACCAATAGCATCTAGTCTGTATGTGTGTCTTTCTTCATATGTATACTTACGATATAATTCTAAACTATCTAAATGCACACGACCAATTAGATCATATGTTTCTGCTTTACGACCATACTTTTCATACTCACGTTTTTTAGGAAGTTGTTTCCACAAACAAAAACGTCTTGTATCATCTTTACTTAAAACTCTTTTTACACGATTAACAGTATACGGAATATCATAACCTTCACTGTTCCAACCTGTAAGTATATCACTATCTTGTATAATATCAAGAAATGCTTCTAACATATCTCCTTCTTTTTCATACAAGTATGTGTTAGGGAAATCTTTAACTTCTTCTTCTGCCTGTTCCATAGTTAAGCCTTTTGGAGGCATAGCAAATGTAACTAATGTATCTAACCATTGTAAGTGTACACTAATAGCAGTAATGGGCATAAACGGATCACTTGGATCAGCAAAGCCACGTTCTGGATCAAAGTCTGTCTCAATATCAAAAAATGCAACATTTAACTTAGGTGAATCTACATTTAAATAGTTTTCACTTAAACATTGGAAGATTGGATTAATATCACTTTCAAACAATTCTTTGTTTGCATTAATGGCTAGTTCTTTACGAAACTGTTTTGTGTTTTTAGCAACAATTCTGCTTAATGGATCACCGTAAATACTTTTGTACTTACCACGTTGATCTTTATAATAAAATGTGTATTTGATTGGATATTCTGCGTAAGAACGCTTACCATCTTTTCGTTCGACTACTCTGATCAAATCCTGATCACGATCGAACTGTGCGTCTACATAACTCATATTTTTACTCCTCGTATGTCACTTGGGGCTGACAAAAACCAATACTGTCGCTTATGGCCGACGATTACCTTCTTCTTTAATCTTTCTAAAATATTCATTCGCCTCTCTTGCCTTGTCATCTATCCAAATGTCATAGTGTGGCTTTCTAAAACTTAATGTTGTGTATAGTACACCCCATTTAGCAAATTGGTCTTTAGTAAGCTCACTCCAATCTTTGCCTGTGGTACCGCCTCTAGCAGTCCAATAATGTATTTCATTGCCTTCATTATACAACTTATTGAAATGTTGTATACGTTGAACATCTGGTTCACTAAATTCATATTCACTGTTACTATTATAACAGATTGTTTGATCTATGTCAACCATATATTTCATATTACGAACAACTGTATTAATGCCCAAAGGTTCATTGCTGAGAACCAAGAACAAAGTATAATTACAAATGCCGCTTGTCTAATAACTGCACTAACAATACCCAATAAACTTCCAACCAAATATAATGGTACAAATATTGTTGTTGCGGGATCTAATATAGTAAAGCTCAATATTGCACTTGCTGAGATTAAGAACAACGCCTCAATCATTTCGCAATAGAATGCAATAGGGCTTAGCCTATAGCTTGTTTTAAAAAAGTCGATTGCTCTATTCAAAATTATTTGTCCCTGCCAACTGTGGCTACTAGTGTTTCCAAATCATCAAATTCGTCAGCAACTTTATGCCATTCACCTTTTTGTGCGATCTTAATTGCTTTATTAATAAGACTAGGCTTAATGTCTAGTTCTTCTGCTACTGCTTTTACAGTATCTTTTAGACCTGTATTTAGATCTTCTACTTCTTGTAGTACTGTTACGCCTTCATTAACCAATCTTTCTAGTTTGGCTTTTTCTTCAGCGCCATATGTTCTATCACTCATATCAACTCCTTAATTAATTGTTATGTACATTATACACGAACTATTATTGCTTGTCAACAACTTTATTCCGCTTGTGTACGATGAATTGTTAAATTACCTGCTATTACTATTCGTTCGGCATCGTTCTTTTGTAGTGGTACTTCGTGTGTTACCCAACCCGGAAATACTGCTATAAGTCCAGGATTTGGAAATATTGCATTACCACTTGTTGGAAATACTAAAGGTGCATCATCTGGTGTTGCTTGTACATAATATACAAAACTCCAAATAGCAGGATGATGTGCATGTGGTTTACAACTATCACCTTTTTGGTATACTGCACCCCAACAATCTGTTACTTCATACTTACCACCAACTAAATGTTCAAGACCATTTTGTACAACTTCAATAGCAAAGTCAATAATCTTTTTAAAGTCAGGATCTCTAAACATTGTCCATTCTGTCATATTTGCTTGAACATTTGTTTTTCGATATTGGCAATCTCCTTTAGCTTTAATTTTTTCAGCTAGTATTGGATTGAGTACTTCGGCATCCTCATATATGTAGGTATAGATATCAGCAGATTCTTTGAACTCTAGTTTTTGCACGTTTGGTATGAACATGCAATTATTTATGTAGGGGTGTTTAAGGTATTGTTATTGCTGGTTCTGTCCGGCTTCAGCTTGTTTCATAAGTGCTTTGAACTTACCAAACAGTTGAGGATTTGACATCATACTTTGAATAGCAGTTGCATATGGAGCAATCGCTTTAATAATGTTTGGCGGTAATGTTTCACCTGCCGCAACTTTATCTAATCCTTTTGCAACTTGAGCACCACTTGCTTTACCACCAACAACACCTTTTAATGCTGTTGCTTTTTGTGCAACCTGTTGTGCTAGTTTTGGATCTGGTTTTTGTTCATCTGGAGCCGCTCCACTTGGAGCCGCCGCACCTGGTGCTTCTTTTACAAATTTGTTTTTAGCTTTTTTGAATTGTTTAAATCCTGTTTCAGGATCTAGTTTAACTGCACCGTCGGACCAATCTGTTCCAGTCCATGTCCAAGTTGCTGTGCCATCGTTGTATGCACTACCTGGTTTTAAATCATCAATTGATTTAGGTTCTTTTGTTGGTGCTTTGTCTAATGTTTTTGCACCTGTTGGTGCTGGTGCTTTTGGTTTTGGATCTTTAGTATCTTTAGCACCTTTGCCTGCAATCCAATCATCTGTTTCTTTATCGTCAATGCCACCTGCTGGATCAATTGGTGCTTTGTTACCATGAGCTCCGCCATACTTTTTAGAAATCGCTGTGTTAGTATTAGCCATGCCTTTACCTAAACGATTATTTCTAACTAAGTCGTCTGCTTTACCTAGTACTGCTTTGGTATTAAGCCAACCTCCTGGAGGTGCTTCCATTAAATCCGTAATCTTCATGTTATGCCTTTACGCACTTATTAACACGTTTGCCTGCGTTCTTCCCAGTACCTTTTTGTGTTCCAGCTCTCTTATAGCCTTTCCAACATTTTTCAGGACCAGCTACTTCTTCTAATTCTTTATCTGAAAGATTTAATGTAGTGTAACTGTCTTTGCCACAATCTGAACAACATGTGCTAACTTTTTCACTTAGTCTACTAGCTAGTGATTCTTTGTATGATTCGTTCTTTTTCTTTTCGTTCTTTGAAGCGTGTACTGCCTTACGTTGTGCATCGTTCTTGTACTTACCTTCATCTACTTTAGGATCGTTACAGTTACAATGTTCGCAACTTGCTGAACATGTACAGTCTTCTCTTTTAACATCTGAACCACAACACTTGTCTGAACAATGTGTGTCTTTTTCAGATTCATTTACTGCTTCTGCTACTTCGTCAAACTTCATTTGGTAGTCTAAGTGATGATAAACACTACCTAAGTAATCTGCACTTTTAGTAATTTTACTTTGTACCCAACCTTCTAAGCCTGCTGACTCGTCAACACCTTTAAGCATTTCGTGTAGTTTGATACTGTATTTTGCAATTTTGTATAATTCAGCTCTAGCCATCTGTACTTCATGGTCTGACTCGGCTTTGTAAGCCATGTCTGCTAAACCTTCTTTTAGTTGTTTTTTGTTCATATCCATCACTTTATCTCTCTAATAGTATTTATCGTTTAGCTACTTTGCCACCAAAGAAACTGTCTGACGCATCTAGTGCATTAACCACTGTGCCGTCTGCTTTTTTCTTAGATTTCTTTTTAGGTACACCGTTCTTATCACGTGGTATTTGTCCGTGTGCATGTACTGGATTAGCCACAGTTGCTATAGCACCTGCACTT